ATCGGGATGTACTTGCCCGGCCAGGGGGTTTCTTTGAGGACTTCGGCCCCTGAGATAATCCGCTGCGTGACCTTGTATGTCTCGGTCTCGCGGGGTTCGCCGACAACGGTAAGCCCGAACAACGCCAACTCTTCAGCCCGGTCTCGATACTCATCGAGACTGAGAACCGACCCGTCCGAAAGGGCAACGATCGCACCCTTGACCTTCTCGCGGGTCCAGTATTCGGCAACCACGACGTTATCGCCGTCCAGCCAGCTTTCAGCACCCCGGAAATCAGCCTCCCAATTGATCTTCTCGGCATCGGGATATTCGGCCTCGAACTCCTTCTTGGAAAGGGTGGTGACGATGAACGCCACGTTCCAGTCCGAAGTGTCCGCAGCCGTTGAACGAGGATCGCCATACACCGTGAACGGGTTGGCAATGCGCTCCACAACGATGTCCTGGTCAAAGGCATCGTCTGAAGTGTACCGGGTATTGATCCGCCAGAAGCCGAAGCCCTGTGAGACGGCCTGATCTATCGCCGTATCGTAGGCAACGTCAGCGTCCGATGTGGTTTCGATGTTGCGGATCAGCCCGCCGAGGATTTCAGCGACTTTGGGGTCTGCCGTGTCGTCCTGCGGGTGAATCTTGATCGATGGGCGGTTCTGCCGCGCGTCGTTGACGACCTGGCGAATGATCGGGCCAAGCTTGTCGATCGTGAGGCAGGGGCGATGCTCAAGCTCGCGCTGCTTTCTGATCTTCTCGTCCCACTGTTCCTTGAGGCGGGCAAAGCGAAGATCCTTCCTCGCCTCTTCCTGGTTGTCGTTCCAAGCCTCTTTGGCGCGCTCATAGGCATCGCGAGCCTGTTCGATGATCTCTTCAGGGCCGTCAGCGATGTCTTTGTCAGCCATCGGTGCCCTTTCTTAATGAGGAAGCAAGAGCCCCGTAGAGGCCCGTGTGTTGGTTTGCGGTGTCGGGTACCAGAAAGAGGCGTTTCAGCCGTCAGCGGGCAGCGTGGCGAGGGTTTGAGGTGTTCTGACCCTTACTCGTCGCCGTCCATCATCAGGCTGCAAATTCGGTGTACGACGCCAACCTGAGCGAAGGGGCCAAAGCTACCAGCCTGAAAATAGCCATCATCGCCAACATTGTCGCGTTCGCGTGCCCAGATCACGACGACATGATCCACTTCGAGCGCTCCGGAATCGATCTTCGCCAGCACCATCTCAAGCACGTCGCGCGGTGAGTGACTGGACGGAGTTCCGTCGCCACGATCCCAACGGCGCTCCGCAAGGCTGATCGGATCGGCCATTGCTTATCCCTTCTGCCTCATCCCATCCACCCGCCAGCGCCGGCATGGGAAGCGGGACGTGCCTTACGCTTTTCCTGCGGCTGCTCGTAAGCAACGCACATAAGCCCAAATGCGTCGGCTCCGTGACTGGACCAATCATGTTCCGGCCCAAGCCCGATTCCGCGCTTGTCGTCCTTCTTCTCGTGATACCATCCAAGCGCATCGCGGCCGCCTTCGGTCGTCTCGGCATTGAACCAGATCGACGGGAACAGTCGCCTAGCCGCCTCGATGCGAGCCGCGGCAGCGCCCTTTCCCTGATTGGGAACGACCGTAACTGTATAACCAGCTTCGCGTAGAGCGCTCTCGTAGCTGACTGAGTAAACCTTGTCCTGTGTCGCGCCGTCATGCGGAAGCCAGATCTGTGCCCGATCGGGAGTATATCCCTTGCCGCGCATCCAGGTAACGTGAGCGGCAAGCGGCTGCCCTACAGCCTCGTAATAATCGAGCACCCTGATCTCACGACCAACAAACTGAGCCGCCCACATCGAGAAGGCGTCAGCTCGTGCTCCAGTCCCGCCAATGTCGCAGAACAGACGAATCGTCATCAATGGATCGGCGGCTACATTTCCGATCCGCCTTGCCTTCGCTTCCGCTAGCTCCTTGGCGAAATAAGCCCCTTCCGAGATAGACAGATAACCGCCCTCCCAGATGTGATCGTACTGCTCAGGCTTCATCCTGAGGCAGTCCAAGCGCTCCTGTTCAAGCTCGGCAGTGAACCAAGGATTGTCCCGCCAGTTGGCCTGAACGACAACCGCTCCGGTCGGCTTTTCCTTGCCTCGGAACATCACATCGACCGGATCGACCTTCAGCCGTGGATTGTAGCTCCACCACATCTGGGAACCAGTAGCGCGAAGCGTCGGACGATAGAGGCTGATCGAATTGTCGGTAGCGCCTTGGGCCTCTTCCCACCAGCCACGCTTGAACCCCTCCAGCGACTTGATGCTGTCGGCGGTGTAGTCGTTCATGCCCTTGAAGATGATTATCCCGTCTCCCGGCGTCGAAATGACATCGCGGAAGACCTTGAACCCATCAGCTTCACCAAGCCCCAGGCTCGTCAGCTTCGTTTCCAGCAGCAGCTTGGACGACTGGGCCAGATCCTTCTGAATCTCGCGGATGCAGACCGATCGAAGCCCTTCGCCTCCGCTGTCGCCAGGTTCAGCTAGACTGTCTTCAATCATCAGGCCGGCGAAGAAGTGAGACTTCCCAGAACCGCGGCCGCCGTAAGCAACCTTGTCGCGAGCATGGGCAAGGAGAGGCTCGAAAACCTCAGCCGTTGGTATCTGAAGGACGGACAATGCTCCGCTCCACCTTCGTCACCGTGACATTGCCGCTGTGCTCGGTCTCCACCTTGTCGCGCCAGTTGCCCTTGCGCCTGTTGAGCAGCCAGAGCCGCTGTGCTGCGACTTCACCCGGAACGAACTGCTTGAGCGTCATCACATCGTATTTGCCATCTTCGCCCTTGATGGCGCGCTCTACCAGAACCTGTTCGCCAGTGGCGCGGCGATAGAGGCTGTCAGCGACTTCGGCGTCCGCGACAATTCTTCCTGCGTTGATGGATGCCAAAAAAGCGGGATACTGCGCTTTCCAGTTTGTGATTGTTGAGGGGCAAACGCCGAAGAAATCAGCCAACTCCTGCTCGATCGCTCCCAGCAAACAGAGCTTGCGAGCCTGTTCGTTGAACTCTGGACGATACTTGGTGTCGCGTCCTGGTCCTGGAACCGGAAGGCCGGAGACGATTTCACCCTGAAGCGGCTCAGCCATCAGCCCGTCTCGAATAGGTGACGCAGACGCTGCGGACGATCGGTTGCGGAACCATGACCTTACCGACCATGTGATAGATCGTGACTGTTTCGGTGTGGCTGGAAGTGCAGACCCATTCGTCGGCGAACAGGTTGATCGTTTGGCGGTGACGATCAGCTATGGCTTCTGAGGAGTAAAAGAGACCAACGCCAGCACCGATCACGGCCATTGCTACGCCGGCCCATCCAAGCGCTGGTTCGGAATAATAGCCTCCCCAGAACTCCTTTATCATCAGCCCCGAGAGGCCGAACCATCCGAAGGCGACACCGGCAACGACCAGCCCAATAGCGATTGTGCTTAGCACTCCCATATTCCCTCTCTCCCGACTCCTCGAAGGTTGGTCGGTTCGTTCTGGGTTGATTGATGTTCAGGCCTTCTTGCCAGGCTCCAGATCCATGCGCGGGATCGGCTTCATCGGTTCGCCCTTGGCCGATTGGCTGTAATAGTCGCAGAGCATCTCAAGCGTTGCCTGGGCTCCTGCATCTCCGACCATCTCGGTCTTACCCATGGTGATCGTTGCGGCCATGATGGAGATTACGTTCGTGAGTTGGCCAAAGCCCCTGTTCACAGCATCCAGTAGGACTGCGAACTGCTCTTCGGACATGGCGTTAGCTTTCAGGAGGCCTGTTCTGGCGCTCGATCAGTTCTGAGATGCGCCGTTGCTCTTCTTGGGCTGCTTTGCAGTGGGGACAGTTGGGATCGTTGCAGCCGTAGTTTTCCACGTCAGCTGCACTGCCAGAACGCGTGCTCCTTGCCGCAGATCGGGCAGGGCAGCTTATCAATTGCAACGGCCTTTTTACCGATCGGATCGACGTCCGACCTATCCATGATAGCCGGGATGATACTCGGAAAGCTGGATTGTGGCATAGCGGCACTAGCTGACATAGGCCAACTGGAAATGCCAGATGGCCAAAAGTCGCGGTCAGGCATCAGAAGCAGCTACCGCCGTCCCCGATCACGTTGTCGTTAGACATGCTGCGTCCCCAAGTTTCGAAGATGGTTTCCTCACTCATCAGAGCCCGCTCCTCGCGTCCATCGCCTCGATCAGCTCAGGTAGAACCTCCTGCGCCCAATAGGCGTAGAGGCCGATGATGACTGGTAGGACGATGAAGAAGGCGATGATCTGATTCATCACTCGCCTCCATGTGTTTGTCCCGCCCGGAATCGCCTGACAGCGCCAGTCTATGAGTGCTTCGCTTCGTGGGATCGGGCGGGACTCCGCCGTGGGGCGGAAACTGAAATTAGCGTGCGTGCCTGGGATTCCAGGCCAGTAACTTTCCGGTTGCGACTTTTGCCGTTCGGCTCGCAAAATTGTTGATCCAGGTCGCGCTATCAAAAGCAGGCGAGCCATCGTATCGCGCCGCCTTCAGAACGATCTCACAGGCCTCTTTGGGCGTTGTGCGGACCCATTCTCCCCGATGGGAGATTTCCATTTCCTTGGCCGCGCGATGCGAAAGCGCCTCAACGGCTGCTGCGTTCTTGTCCATCCAGAGCAGTGAGTGGATGGTGAGCTTGTGCCAGTTTCCTATCTGGAGATCGCCCAGCCTAGTTAATGGGCTGGTGGCGGTGCCGATCTTGCAGATTTCCACGTCCAAATCTTCGGGGCCAATCACATACACGGCCACGCAGGCGTTGAGTGCGGCGCCGCGGTTGATCTGCCTCGCAAGCTCTGCAGCCCTGAAGTTTACAAACTCGTCTCTGCACGCCTCAATCGCAGGGCCAAGATCCCCAGACAGGTCCAGAGCGTCGATGTCACAATTATAGCGGCGGAAGCGCGAGCCCGTCACGACCACGCTAACCTTCCGAAGAAGGGGGCTGTTTTTCATTTTAATGGTGGTCCCCGGCGGGCGCGGCTTCGGAGAATAGCTTAGTGCATAGCTGAAATTTTAAGTATCGTCAACCCGCGATCTTCGGGCGCGGGATCAACGCAGTGAAAGCCGATTGGTTCCATCGACCTCGATCAATTCGATCCCCGCCCTCCTTGCCTTCGTGACCATGTTCATGGTTCCCACACCTCCCGGAAAGGCGACAACGAGGTCAGGCTTCCCCTCGTCAATCATGCGCTGGTTGCGAATTGGGCCAGCAGCCTTGCCAAGCCGTGTCCACTCAGCATCGATACGTACCGGCTCTCTGCCCCGCACCTCGGCCCACTGGTTGGCCCAGTAGTCGGCGCCGCCGATGATTTCTCGTTTGCTGTTCAGGGTGCGCTGTCCGCCTTCGATAACGACTGCGATTCCGCGGTGCGTGTCGATCTCATCCAAAACCTGAAACACCCGCCCTGCATCAGTGAATTTTCTTCCGCCGCATACAAGAACGCGGATCACGATTTCACTCCCAAGCGATGGTTGATGTAGAGCATAACCAAGGATGCCCCCACCCAAATCGATCCTATCACTGGCTGCCCCGCGATGATGGCGAGCAGTGAGAAAAGCTGGACGGCGAAAATCGGCAGCAAGTTTTTCAGCATGTTCAATACCTCCTGTGCATCGCGATCACCGAAGCGATCATGCCGACGACTTGCTTGCTCTTCTCAATCCGCCGGCCATCGTCTTGGGCCAGATGTTCGCCTGCGATCGTGGCCGGGACATTCCAGCGAACCAGATCCTCGAATACTCCCCAGTAGGACAGGAACTCGTGGCGGTAGTGCGAGAGTTGGGCCAAGGCTTCGGCCTGTTCCCATCCTCGTTCACGCCCTCCCCCACCGCCTCCGATCCAGTCCAGATTGGCGACCAGTTTCCCTTCATCGCCAGCGGCGTGCCACAGCTCGCGGCAGTGGTTGATTGCCCGTTCCTGGGGCTCGTCGAAGCCGGGACCGCCTTGCTTCAGCCATTTGTCCACGATGTTCTGAACGGGACGGCGAATGTGCTTCACGTTCGTCTCGAAGTCGTGGACCTTTTCTCCCTCGACCTGGTGAGCCGGCACACCCGCCGCGATCAGTCCGTTGCGCTTGCGCTGATCGGCTTCCGCCTGAACTTCTTCAGGGGTTTTGATCTTGCGACCTTTCCTTGCCTTCTTAGCCATGATCCCCGCTCCCGCCGCCTCAGTGTGGAATTTCCGTGTAAGTCATCGTTCTGTGGTCGAGCTGGAGCGTCACTCGCCCCACCTTCCCCGGCAGGCCCATACGGACCTTGACCACTCGAACGTCGATGATGTTGTTCGCCAGATCGTCCCGATGGACGGTGACGCCGTAATCCGCCTTGTTCGCGAAATTGGCACTGCCGGCTAAGTCGTAAAGGCTCGGCGGCTTCGGGTTGCCATCAGTGCTTGGCTTGCGAGGGTGGGCCACCAGCCAGACCGCGCATTCGTAGCTCTTGGCAAACCGCTTCAGCATCCGAATTGAGCGGGAGACGTAATCCGTCTCGGTCTCATCGGAGCGCCGTTTGTGCTCGATCTCGTTCCATGGATCGATGATGAGCAGGCGGACGCCATCGCGTAGGACCGCTATCCTCGCCAGCTCGATCACCGTCTCAATGTCCAAGTCCGCGTCCTCTTCGCGGGGCGAATGAGCAATCACGGAAAGACGACTTTCCATCAGCTCATCAGCCGGTCCTCGGACATGACATTTGCGGTCTGATTCCGGGCAACCGTAAATCGCCGCCCTCAACCGCCGTTCAAGGATCGGCCGCGGCAACGTCTCGAATGATCCTATCGAGGTCGAGACGCCGGCTTTCAGGGCATTGGCGAGGAGCGCCATGAGCAGGCTGGTTTTCCCGTGCCCCGCCCATCCTGTGATTACCGTGAACGTGCCGAGCGTGATCCGGAACAGGTTTGAGAGCCCGTCAATTCCCACCGGAAGATCGGTTACGGGCGGCGGCTCAGGGAAATCCGAAAGCCGGTAAAGGCCCTTCACCGGGTAGGGTTTGGCAGCGTTCAGGACTTCCGTAACGCCCGCCGGTCCGAACTCTTTCAGAACCTCGTTGAGATCCTTGAGCGGATTTCCGGTGCCGTAGGGATACTCCACGAACATGCACCGCTCTGGACCAAGCAATCTTGCCAAGTCGGCGGCCAGGATGCGTCCAGGTTCATCGCCATCGGTTGCGAGGATGAACCGCTCAACCCGGTCGAGAAGATCGCGGGAGCGCCACAGGAACTGGTATCGCTTGGCCTCCTCCGGGTTCTCGGTCATTTGCTGGGGGGCGCCGTTCGGGACGGAGACTGCCCTGCTGAACCCCGCCGTTATCGCCGCCAGCGCGTCCCATTCCCCCTCGGTGATTATCACCGGCTGCTGGTTCTGCTCCAGCAAGGCGTCGTGGTTCCACAGCGTAAGCGGGGCGCCCTCGTCCATCCGGTGCCGCTTGTCCTGGGTCGTGCGGTACTTGTGGTTCACCACCTGCCCGCGCTCGATATAGGGAACCGCTATCCAGTTGGCGCCGCCTTCGTGCTTCGTGCAGATCCCGAACCTTTCGATTAGATCGGGCGCGATCCCTCTCGCCTCGATCCACTCCAGATGGCGAGGATGGATGAATCCCGGACCACCCGCAGTTGAAGCAATGCCAGAGGAACCCATCGTCGCATTCGGAGACCGATAGGCACCGTTCCCGTTTGTTGCGCCGGGTGTGCGAGCATTGGGGGCAGAGGTGCTTTCCGGCTCGTCGAAGGTCATACGGTAATCCTGTCTCGGTCATAGGTCTCACCCCTTCGCTTCGACTTCAGGCAGCCCTCGATGAACGCCACCGGCTCAATGGCGCCCTCGCGCTGAGCTTTGCCCAGCGCCGCGATGACATCTGGAACGCCATGGTCGCGCTTCCACTTTCCGATCAGTGACCGCGCCTGGGCTTCGGACGAGCCCGATCCAGTCAGCAATGCAACGGCTGCATCGAACATCACCTTTTCTGGATTGGGAGGGCCGTTAG